TTTGTAAGTACGGGGGTGCATGCCGGGATTCAAGCATGCTGCGGGATTGTCGAGCTGCTCACCGCGGGCCAGCGCGGCCTGGGTTTCCTGCTTCGCATGCTCGAGGAATTTTGCGTCCTGGCCATGAGCGGTGATCGTCTCGCCGGATCGAATGGCCTCTTCGACGGCGATGAAGTTTTTGATCTGTTTGGACGACAAAGAATCAACGGCTGCCATGACCTTATCGGTGGCCGCCTGGTCGTTTTTCTTTTTGATCTCTTCGGCAGCTTCGCGTTTCCGTGCCAGATATTCTCCCGGGGAGTACTTTTGCATGTCGGACGCTTTCAGCGCCTCGAGCAGGCTGCGATCGAGTTGAAATTGACCGTTCGGCCTGAACTGGATCACTGTCAGGTAATAGCCTTCGTCCTGAAGTCGATCCAATACCCATTTCTCTTCCCAGGAGTCCCACCACGCTCGCATTTTGGAGTCGAGACGGTTCAACTCCTCCTGGAACCAACTCGGGCAGCGTAGGACGCCGTAGCGCACCATTTCCTTACGATCACGGATCCTGGCTTCAAGCTTCGCTACTTCGTCGACGTCCATCAGGGCTGTACCCAGGACGCGGTCATGAATTGAGATCAGCGCGTGGGTTTCGAAATCGTCGTAAAACATCAGAGCTTCGAGCTATCTGGCACTTCTTTCGGCAAGGCCCTGAGCACGTCGTCCAGATGGAGAACCTCTTTCAGGTTGGGCTGTGGATCGCTGGTATGCAATCGTGCGATACGACCATTGCAGAAATCGTTGCCGGCTTGAGCATCGTATAGGATGCCAATGACAGGAGGTCCATAACTCGGTATGAGCACGACCTTGTCCCCGTTCTTCGCGGGGCGTCCGTTCTTGTAATGCATTTTCTGTTTCTCCAAATGAAAATGGCGGCCCATAAAGAGCCGCCATTTGGTTGAACGTTAGCCGAGCTTTACAGCGTCGGCGGTTGAGTCAGGAAGGCCGGCGGTACCGTGAAGTTCTTGTACACCGACCAGGCGGAACGCTGCATAACGCCGAGCTGGTGGTACCAGCGCAACAATCCTGCCGTCGCATCCGCGATACCCGAAGCACCGATGATGCGCGTCCAGGAACCCGCTTCGTCATCGGCCAGGGATAACGGAATGGCTTCGAACTTCCGCATCATTGAGGATTTGCCCCAATAGGTGCGATCGGGTCGACAGTCCTTGTCTTCCGCGATCGTCCGGCCAGCATAAGTGAACGTCGCAAAACCGAGATCGTTGGCTTTCTTGCCGACGCTGCCGCCTGCGGCATTCACGTCGAAGCGCAACGTCTGGGTCGCGATTCCCACAAGCCGGTTGATCTGCGCGGACGGGAAGATACCGATATCCGGATCCTCTCCAGAACGGTTCTTCGTGAACGTGATCTGTTCGTGGATCAGCTGCGAAGAGAGATCCACGCCACCAACGTCCTGAAGGAACGATGCCCACGAGGCCTGTGCCGCGGTCGCTGGGTTCAGCCCCTGACGGGATCCCGTATCGGCCACGAGCGAAACCAGACCTTCCGCGGTATAGGGGAAATTGCCAGTGGTCAATGAAGCTTCACCGGCGAGCGTGACCGCTTCACCAGAGTTGGCCGTACCCGTGGTATGAGTCACCGCCGCCGTGTTGTAGTTGATTGCGGTGATCGCGCTATTGCTGACGGTTAGGGTGCCGCCGCCAACGGCGTTCGTGTCGATCGGCTGACCGACGCGAAGGAACAGAGCGCCAGGAAGGTTTCCTGTAGCATCCGCCGTAAATGTTCCCGCGCCTGGCGCCGGAGAAGCCGCGACCTGGGCGAGCTGGCCACCGCGTTCCGCACCGACCATCACCACGTTGACGTGGGAGACGATGTCTTTCATGTCGAACTTGGCCTCGAGGGCCTTCGCCTGCATGAACGCTTTCTCGTTTCCCTTGGTGAGATTTTCGGCCTGACCGGTGATCGTGATTGGCACGTAGGCATACTTCAGAGAAACAGTCGCTTGTGCCAATCCCGTATTGCCGGCCGTTCCCACACCGGTCGTTCCTTCCAGGCGATACCCCATATTCCAGTTCGGAGCCAGACGCGCGAGGAAGGTGTAACCGCGGATCCCGATGTTCGAAATGGGTTCGTTCATCGGACCTTTTTCCAGCAGGTTCATAAACGCGGCGAGTGTCGAGACTTGTTCCTGAATCGCCCCATAGATGTTTTTGGCATCCGCGAGGTAGGTCGTCGAGTCCACGCCCATCGCCAGGACGACAGCCGAACTCGTGCGGTAGAGCAGACTGTAGATGACAGCACACAGGGCCATCAATCCCATCGAGACATTGAAGAGACTGGCCCAGAGAGATCGTTTCGGATACATGTGAACCTCTAACGGCAAACGTTTAGATGTTGAAGAGTTCCTTCACCGTCTGTCCCGTCGACAGCTTCATATCAAGACGTGATTTGGAAGCTGCCGGCGCGCCAGGCGGCGGAAGAGGTTCTCCACCCGTGCGTTTCCGTTCATGAGCAAGATAGGCATTCACAACCTTCAGGAAGCGCCCTTGCGCATCCTGGAAGTACCGCTTCACATCCGCAACCTGACCTTGGAATTTCAGACGCTCGATCGCTTTCGCATCGTCGCCCATCAATTGGCCGGCCATGTCGTAGATCGCTTCGCGGCATTCGTCGGGAAGGCCATCTTTAAAGGTTTCCTTGTACAGTCGGTCGAATTCGGTATCGAACCGGAACACCGCTTCCTTGTCCAAGCGCTGGTTTTCGCGTTCCGTGATCGGTTTCAAGCGGTCCTCGACCATCTTGTCGAGTTGCTTTTTAAGATCACCAGGCTTGAGGGGTGTTTGTTCGGCCGATGCGGCCTTCTGTCGAAGATGATTCAGAATCGCGACGGGATCCTGACCGAAAAATTCTTCGATCTCGGCTTTGTCATAGCCGAGCTGTTCACCGAGTTCGACGGCTTCGGTCCGCATCTTGGAAATGATCTGGTGATGCGTCGCGACAGCCTTCGGATCGGCGTTCAGCTTCTCCCATGGTTCGAGTTTCGTCTTCAGAGCTTCGTACTGCTCCCGGAGTTGCTTGACATTGGGCGACTCGACAGGAGGAGCGCCTGGTGAGGGCGCAGCACTACCATCCGCTGGCGGGGCGGGAGGATCAGCCGGTGGTGTGGCCGCTGGCGGGGCAGCCGGTGGATCTGCCGCGGGAGCAGCAGCCCGGGGATCGAAATAGATTCCCAGGTGACGCGAGACTCCCGAAAAATGGGCTCCGGGCGCGGTTGGCGAAACCGCAGGGACATCAGCCGATACGCCCGGAATGAAATCTTTCATTAAAAACTCCTTCCAATAGAAAACCCGCCGTGGAGGTCCGGCGGGTTGAATCGCAAAGCCAAGGACGGTGGAAAATCTACTTCTTGAAAACTCCTGAGGTGTTCAACACACCGACAATCAATGGCGTCAGATTTGCCGCGAAGCCTTCAGCGTCTTTCTGAGTGACGTGCTGCGCGATCTCCGGAACGGCCTGAGAGGCAACCCCAAGAGTGTCAACGACCAGGTCAAGTTTGGCAGGCCCGGATTTGGCTTCAGAATGCGCCGACTCCATTTGCCTCACCGTTTGATACGTGCCAATGCCGAGCTGTAGGAACGCGAGCAACTTCGCCAAGGCGTTCATGGCTACTTCTCCGTATTGCCGTTTTTCTTCGCGATAAGGGTTTGCAATCGCGGATCATTGACCGCCGTTTTAAGACTTCCCGACAGGGTATGGAAGAACGTAAACACCGATTGGTAGATCACGTTTCTGCGAAAATCCACGGCACCAGGATCCGGGACCGGCATACTGGACACAAAGGCAGAGAACACCCAGTAAGCTGCCAAGAGTTCGATAAAAGGTTTCGGATGCTGAGTGACCACCATCACGAGTTCGTTCATTTTCCGTTCCTCATCAGCGACACGAGCCGGATGGCCCGTGCTCCGACTTGATTGAACCAGGCTGAATTGGTCATCTGATTGGCAGCGGTTTCATAGTCGCCGGCTTCCATCGCTTCGAGTGCCAACTTGAACCCCATTAGCTTCGAAATTCCGAGGTTGAAGCACATATTCACGATGACGTGTTGCCGGACTTCCGACATGCCTCTCCACCAGGGCAGAATGGTATCGAGTGACTCGATCGCCGCTTTGATATCGTTATCCAGAAGGAAAGTTGCTTCGTCTTTGGTGATACCCACATCATCGAGATTGCGCCCGATGCCGATGCTGGTTTTTCCAACACTGTCCTTGTAGGGCTTCAATCGTATGCCTTCGTCGATGATTAGCATTTCCCGAAGCGTCCGGTAGTTCATTGCTTTTTACGAATCTGATAGACCTGAAGGAAAGCCAAAAGCGCGCCGAATCCACCCAGCCCGCCGAGAATATAGGTCATCTTGTCGTTAATGGCGACCGTCATCTCCGCCGTGGCTTTACTGAGCCCCTCGACAGCCGCCAATCGCTGATCCTGTACCGCGTCGTGGGCCTCCTGGGTCACATAGATGTTTTGCCCCCCACGCGTTTGCTCTCCAGCGGTTTGCAGGGCTAAGACGAACAGACCGCTCGACATCATTGCGGCGAGGACAAGCGAAATCTTCATGACGAAACCCAGATGACTTTCCTGTTCTCGTTTCGTCATGGCCCGGTGTAGTACCAGACGTTGATACGGGTAAATCCAGCCGTGCCTGGGGCTGGAAACGTGATCGTGGTCGCCGTTCCTGCGGCCGATGACTTGATCGGTGCCAGATTGAACTGCTGATTCACGTCGTAGGTAGTTGCCCCGACCACACAGGCATTCCCGACAAGCCAGGACATCGACCCCGGTAAATTCGTCGTGGTGATCGCCAGCGTAGCCGTGCCGGAAATCGCGGTTGTGCAGGTCCGCGTAATGACAATGGCCGTGATGTAATGGAATTGGCCTGCGACCGCCGGCAGTGTCGCCACAACCTGAGCACCGGAAGCGCTCGAAGTTCCGGCATACGTTACTGAGGTTACCCCGTTCAGTGATCCCGGATTCGCATCATTGCGAAACCCGTACAGCGTCCCCTGTAAGGCTCCGGTCCCGGATTTACTGATGACACTGACGCCCATGAACGGGTAATACCCGAACACGCTTATCATTCCGGAGGAACCGCCCGACACCGGTTGCGTGACACCGTTCAGGACGGACCCTTCAAACGCGACCGCCGTTCCTCGACCATTACTGTTGTTCGGTGCATCGACGATTTGAAACGTCGGAGCGGTCCAACCGTACGTGGTGTAGGTCAGCGTCCACTCCGTACAACCCGCCGAACGGTTATCGTATAACCCGCTTGTCGTTACGGACGTCAGGACGAACGGAAAGTTACAGTCCGGAATACGGGTCGTCGCTTGCGCCTGAGCAAACGAAGGAGCGATGAGAACGGCGATCAGACAAGCCGCCGCGATGGAAAGCCTTTTCATGATGGTCGCCTTTCTCTAAAAACCAATCAGCGCGCCCGGTATCCCGTGACCCAGATGAAGACCTGCTGGACAGCGGTCCCTGTTGCAAACGCGACCTGACTCCCGGCCGAGATCGTCAACGCTGGATCGAACTTGATGGGCTGCGACGCTGCACCCGCAGCAGGGCATGGGATCCAGAACTTCGGCGTGGATCCGTTGCCGTCAATAATGCCACCCGCAACGACGGTGGATGCCGACACGTTCACGCAATGCGCCTGATTGATGTAATAGCGAAGAGGAGACGTTGGAGCTGCCAAACCAGCCGACGTTCCCGATCCCGTGATCACCGCTGCGCCGAATACCGGCACCTGTGACGGAATGGGATTGGTTTGCGCAAACATCGGCGTCTCAAACAGCGAATCACTGTGAAAGAACGGTTGCTCGGCGTTCTGATGCAAGAGAATGGAGCCGAATACCGCCACAAAGAGCGCGACGATAAAGCCAAAACGAAGTTTCATTGGGGTCCTCCAGGTTGCGGCACTGCCGCGGGTTTAGGTTCAGAAACAGGAACGGGCGGCGGGGCATTCAGTGCCGCGAGAGCGTCTTTGGTTTCGATCGCGTGCTGCAACAATTTCTGCTGTGCAACCGGATCCCACTTCAGGAAATCCTGAGATTTGATCTGATCGGAATGGATGCCGTAATGCGTCGCGAGATCCTCGATCTCTGGCATAAAGAGCGGCTCACCGCCGCTCTTGATCGCGCTGTTTTCGGTTCGTGCGCGAGTCGCATCCTTGTTGAACGCCGACATCATGCCGGTGTCACCAAACAGTTCAAAGAGCTTCTGCTTGACGGCCGGATCGTTGATATCAAGGGCGCCCTGGTCGTAGAGGGTCATCATTTCCTGACGGCGTTCATCACGCGTTCGTGGTAGACCAGTGCGGGATGCGATCCATTCCACCGCTTCGTCGAGGTTGCAGTTGAGAAATGCCTGCAGCTCGGTTTCTTTGTCGGGACCAATGATTTCGGCGAGTTGATCCGTCGTGAAGAATCGCTGCATGTTCTTCACGGCCTTACGAACAGTTTCCTTCCAGCAGTTGTTCCAGGACTGGACCGGTCCAGAGAACATGAACTCGGCCTGGGATCGGAGCGTCTGTAAGGCGTTGCCGGCCGTCACCGCACCTGGCTGCTCCCCGCGGAACACACTGACGGTCTGACCGATATTGTCGAACTCTTTGTCGATCTTGTCGTCGAGTCGATAGAGCGCTTCATCCAAGTGGCCGGCCGAAGCGTGATGGGGGGCCTGGGTGTCCGGACTGAGCTTCCGGTATTTAATGACCTTGTCGCCGCGGCCGGTGATCTGCGACACCTGGGCGTCTTCATCGATGATCCAGGGATCCACTGCGGTGGTAAGGGCGTGCAGCTTAAAGATCGACCAGAAATCCGATTTCTCTTTCTGGATGGCGCCAAGATCGAACGCCACCGAACGTGGCAGGATTAGCGTCGGGATGGTCTTGTAGTCCGCCTTCGTGAACGGATCCTCAAGAAAGTTCCACGTGGAAGCTTTCTTGCATTCCCCGTTTACATAGATCGCATAGAACCCTTCGGGAAAATCCTTCACCTTGCCGGGTTCGCAATAAGCCCGGATGACCATTGCGCCGTCTTTACCGCTCAGGTTGGCATTCGAATAGCCCTGATAGAAGAAGTTCAGCGCGTTTTCGTTGGTCGTGTTCCAGCCATCCGGATATTCGCTGTCGGCTTTCGCTTCGATGCCCCATCGGGAATAAATTTCATCCAGGCTGTAGCGTTCCGCCATGACCATCCAGGCTTTGTCGCCCATCGTGCGAGCGCCGGCGCGGGGATAGAAATACAGGGGATTTTCGATCACGCAGCGAATTCGTTTCTCGGTGATCGGCTCGGTGACAGGCTCCCCGCTTTCTTCATCAACCGCGGGAGACTGGATCGTTGTCGGAAGGACCAGTACGTCCGGATTGCCGCAATTCGGGCAAGCTTCCGGTTCTTCTTCGACCTGGTTGAAGCTGTCGCACTGCGTACACTGAACACCGAAGCCAGGTTTCTCTTCCATCGTCGGCCGGCGTCCGATTTCCTTGTCCTCGACCGTCACACTCGTGAGTAAACATCCCGTCATGACGAACATCTGTCCGGCGTGGTTCACCTTGTCGTCTTCGGTCTTGTAATCACTCCTAAGGCCGGCAGACTTGACGAAGTGAGTGGCGAGCGCGTTGGCGATCTCGGAAATACCAACGCGCTCGATATCATCGAGTGGCGTAGGAACGGCTTCCACCTCTGGAATCTGTTGGAAGTTCGAGGCAATCGCATCGATGGCAGGTGCAAACTTATTGATGCGAGGCTGGGGTACGAAATCGTCTTTCGGAACCATCCGCTGATAGATCCGACGATCCGCCTGGTATTCGATCCAGAGCTCGCCGGCATACATCAGGAGCGCGCCCCATATCCAGCTGTGATACATCCAGTAAGCAGATTTCAGGTCGACCCACTTCTCGGTGATGAACTGGCCAACGCGGATCTCGAGCGGATCGCGCTCCGGGGTAGACGCAGGCTTCCCCGTCATCGCGCCGAAGGCCGATTTGATACCGTTTAGAATTTTGCTCACTGGATTTATCCGGCGGTAACTTTCTCAACCCGGGGTTTTCCCTCGAAATAACTGTCGCCGGGTTCCAGGACTTTTGGGCCTTTCTCGAAATTCACCGGTGTCTTGTTGGCACGTGCGATCGCGGAGGTCAACGCTTTTACTTCATCCCGGGCGATGCCGAGATCCCGATCGAGACGTTGATGCTCCTGGCGCTGCTCGAGGATGACGCCGTGCATTCCCACACACAGGCCAACAGCCATGCCCAGCAGGAGCGTCAGGGCGGTGATGATGATCACTGACATCGTGTTTTTTCGCAGGGATGGCATCGATGATGCTTGGCGCACTTCAGTCCGTGCTGGCCACAGCTTTCACGGTGACAGGTGCATCCGCAAATCTGCCGGCCGCTCGGCTTGGGGTTTCGAGCCTTCGCACATTTCACGGGATCGGTATTCCCACAAGCGCAGATCATTTGCCTTTACCGAACACCTTTGAAACATGCGCCGCGACGTCGGCGTGGTTCGTGAAAACGCTCTTCGTTGGACTTACGTAAGGTTCCGGATTATTCCCTTTTCCCGGTTTCTGCTTATGGCTGGTGCTCACCATGTATCCATTGCCAGCCCGCTCAATATTCATGCTTTCCACATCGCCCATGTCGTCCTGGTCCGGCTCCTCGTGCTTACTCGAATGGGTTTCTTTCCCATCGGAGAAGATCTCTTTCGCCATTCCCTTCACTTCATCGGCTTTCATCAGACCTCCTATGCGGCGAAATGCTTCTCGGTGCGATGACGGCTCAACGCCATGGCATTCTCGAAATGGTCACCGCAGGTGATGCATTGCGGACCCACATGACTGTTTATCTTTGGCGCTGACGCGGGCTTTTTCGCCGCTTTGCACTTCAGTTGATGGCGTCGGAGAAACCCGGCGGACGCAAGCTCACGACCGCACGCGCAGCGTACCTTAGTCTTCGTCTGGGTTGCGATTGTCTTGACCTTCAGCGCTACTCGATTTGTCGACTCCGCAACACTTTGCGATTCGCCTTCGAGCGCTGCAATCGCCTGCGTCAGCACATCTCGGCGCCGTTTCAAATACTCAATGATTTCCTTCTCGGTCATTCAACGAACCTCCAAAGCGTAAACATCCGCCGGTTCTTCCTTCATGGCCCCGCGTTGCTCCAGAAACGTGGCCATCGTGACGTTGTCCGGCAGCACCAGGAACATCACTTCCCGGAATCCACTGGCGCGGGTGTAACCGCTTCCGTACTGGATGAGGGCGTCGGCAACGCGGCGACTAACAGATCCTGCGTCGACTTCAAAGCTGTGAACAAGCGGGATCAGCCTTTCCGCTAAGACTCCAACGATGCGGCCTTCGATTTCCGCGACGAAGATCGAGTCTTTTTCGACGTCGATGTCTCGGTCGAAGGTGAATCGCCGGATAGCGTCTCGGTCCCGTTCCCGGTCGAACTCGCGGACAACGATTCCGGATTGCATGGGCCGCACAGGAAGGGGGCGTATTGCGTCGTCAGTTCCGCGTTCTGACCGCAACGGTCGCACCTCCCCACCGCTGGGCCCTGAAGTCCCTGGCACCGTGCGCACTTCTTGTTTGAGTCCAAGGTTCCCTTCAGGCCGCATGATTCACACTCTCCAAACATGACTCCTCCTGTGATTTCGAGACTTCCCGGCGCTTGCGTTCATAGCGGTACGGGAAACCCAACTGCCGATCGATCCAAAGCTCGTCCCAAAGGATGTCGAAATCGATCTTCGTCTTGAAGTTGATCAAACTCCCGAACTGGATGAACAGGGTTGGCCGATTCAATCGTTACACTCCATATCGCTTCGGCGACGGATTTCAGCAATCCTGCGGTCATGAGACAGCGAAAGCTCCAGCACAACCAGGACGCCAATAAGTACCCCCACGCAAACACAAATCAGAAAGCCCATTTAGAAGTAACTCCCCTGGTCTGGCTGGATCTTCTTATCAAACTGTTGTTTCCACCGCTCATGAGTCTGGACCAAGAACTGATCCTGCCGTGGCAGCTTCGAAACATCCATGGCCTGGAGTTTTGCCGGCGCAGGCCGGCTCATGGCGATATACCGCTTCCAGTCCACAGCGTGATCGCTGCCGATAAATTGCCCGTCTTTCAACTGCAGCTCGGACATTTCCTTCCAGAGCATCGGACAGCGCCGGCGGGAAATGAACATGCGCGGGGAACCCATTTTTTGGTTGAACGGATTGCGGTGGATCGGATTGGTCTTAAGAAGCTCCTTCATCCGATCGATACCCACGGCGATCGATGCGCGATGCGCGGAAATGAAAAGCAGCCCTTCCCGGCGGTACGCATCCTGGACGGAGAACATCTCGTCTTTGTTCTGCAGCGTCTTCGCTTCAGTCGAGGGATCGATCAATTGGTAATCCGGAGCGTGATAGCGGGTCTTTAATTCCTTGATCGCGGCCGCATGCTCCGAGATCAGCATGTTGGCCTTGTAATATTCCTCGAGGCCGAACATGTTTTCATCAACGTCGACCCCCACCATCCCATACGTCGTAACACCGGTAGACGCGTGGTCCAGGCCACCGATCAGGCGCATGCCTTTATGAAAGTCACTCCATATCCTGTCGTCGGACGTGTCGAAATAGTTATCGATGTTGTGGATCGCACCGAGCTCGGGGAACACCTGACCTTCGAAGTAATCCCACCGACCGAGTAATTGCTGGATCCGATCTTTATCGGGAAGCGCGTTGAGATCTCGACCGTACTGGGACCGCGTGATGAAGTATTCAAAACGCTGATCCTCCGACCAGGAGTAAAAATCAACCGCCGTGAAGCCGTCTTCCTTCAGCGCTTCGGCAACCCACTCCACGTTGTCCCAACCGGACGCGAGGATGAACCCATAGGACTCTGGGATCTCGTTTTCGACGTACTCCCTGTCGATGTAGATCCGCTTCATGTAGCCGTGGGACTTGCCGCCAGGGTTGATCGTGTCAACCTTCTTGCACTGACCATCCGGGATCCCAGGCGCGCGCCGGCAGGTTCGCAGGAAGTTGTGTTCCTTTTCCGTGAACTGTTCCGCCTGGTCGATGAAGATGTCCTGGGCTTCTTTGCCGTACTCCCGCTCGAGGTCGCCTTCATGTTCAGCGTACCGGAAAACGATGCGCGATCCGTTCGGTAGCGTCATCGCCTTCGTCTGGGTGTTGTACCAGTCGCGGGTGTATGGACGCTCCTCGAAGTACTTCTCGATGTGATTTTCCCAGATCTCCCCAAACGTCCGACGAACGATCCAACCCGTACTGCGGGGATACCGGAAACGCCGGATCATCATCACGTCCCGGATGCCGCGAGACTTCCCACCACCACGCGGACCGCCGTAGCCGACGTTCACCACGTCCGTGTTGTCGATCAGGTTTAGGAGGTCGATCTGCCTGGGTTGGAGCGGGAAGTCGATCTTCTGGCCGGCGAGGTGTTTGGCATTGCGCTGCTGCCGGCGGTTAGAAAGAGCCGAAAACATCAGCGACTCACCTCGGGGCGCACCTGCAAAGAGTTGGAGCTGGCAGCATATACACGCTCCACAAAGGGTGAGCGCTAAGAGCCAGACAACGTTCTTCGGTAGTGTCGCCCCACGTTTCACTGAGGTGATCCGACATGAATGATGTTCACTTGAATATCCGGGAAGGCCTGCGGTGCGTCGTCCTGAGGAATCAAACGCTCCATTTTCGCGTACAGCTCCGAATAGGCCCTCCGCTCGCCATAATCGACGACGTCACGACTGTCCGTAACCTTGCCTTCGTGTTGAAAGAACTTCGTTTGCTTGGCGTCCAGTCCTTCCGCGATTCGCAGAATGACTTTCTCTGGCGGAACGACTTTCGTGAGAAGCCGCTGGAACTCTGAACGCACATCGGGATGTTGAAAGACCGTTGCTGCTGCTGCGCGCGCCGTGGTCGGCGCATACCCTGCAGCAAGGAGTGCCGCCTGGTCGGTCTTCCCTCCTAATTTCTCCAACACCGCGCGCTGCTGACGGATGGTGAGTTTGGATTTGGCCTTCGGACTGATCTCAATCTTTTTTTTTCGGCCAGCTCCCGGCCGAGCCCCACCGTGTTTTGATTTCTTGATTCCGTCGCTCATCAATTCAAGTTTTCAAGATTCAAGTTTTCACTTCGACGTTGAAGATGGCTCTGCGCGTCCTGCCTTGAATCGATCTGCATGACCTTGACGCCGTCCGAGAAGATTCCGCGCCAAGGATTGGGAGCTATCGTGCTTTGCCAGGCGGGATCGTTTAGGGTGATCGCGTCACGAGCGTCGCGATGCGATCGGATCGCGGAGATCTGCGTGAACGTCTCTTTTCGAGACGTGGTTCTAGTATTGGGCTTCAGCATCTCGTGTGGGTAGGTGGTCACGGTCACCGGCAAGTTGTCGGAAGATGTTGCGGTTTGCTGAATGGCTCCCCGCTACATCATGCGGAGCTTTTATCAACGACGAAGCCGATCAAATCAAGCGTTATTTTCTTGCTTTTTTTGATTTTTTGAATTCAGGAACGCCACTCGGGAAGGAACCGCTTGAATCCGAAGTGACTGCCAGGACCGAGGGAGTGAGCGGATTCTTCACCTTGCAGGAAGCTGATGATCGTCCGGTACTCGAGCAGCTCCCGGCCTAGTTGAATCTTTTCGTGGAGCAGCTTTTCAACTTCCAGTTCTTTCAACTGCAGTTCCGCGCGCAGTTCCTGGTTGCGACCGGTAAGCTGATTGACGGACTCTTGAAGTTCGT